CCTTGCTAGGTCTTGAACCTGTGCCGACTATATCGGGGCAAGGCGGGGCTGTCTAGCCCTTTCGGGCTTTAATCTCTCCTAATTCGGTGAAAGTCTGCCCGTGTAAATTGTGCCAGATTATATATTCCCGCCATTTAGCGGCTAGTTCTTTCGCCGTCCATTGGTCGGCGGTCGCTGTTTCTAGGCTAACTTCTAGCGTCCATTTGGTCATTTTCTAGCCTCCGTTGCCTCGTAGATAAAGTCGCTAAATGTGTGCTTATTAAATCGGGGATTTTCTGCCTCTAATTTTCTGCAGAATTCTTCTTCTATGTCCCCTATTACCTCGTTAGCCGATAGAGAGAACCCGCCGTGCTTGCTGTACGCCTTAGCGAGAATTCCCGCTATTAGTTCGTAGTCTTTTTTAGTCATAGACATTTCGTACCTCCTGTACAATATTTGGCGAGTATCTCCCGCCTAATTATTGCGTACCCCCCGTAGGTCTTGAACCTGCGCCGCCTAAAGCGGGCGGGGGGCTGTCTTGCTACTTAGTGCAAGGATAGGCGTTAATTTGGTCAAATGCCTCTTCTTCTGTCATTTCGTCTGGAATAAAATCGGAGAAGAACTCGTTAGCGGCTGTCTCGGCATTTGGGTAAATTCCCTCGGTGCTAAATCCTTTATTGAATTTTACTTTTACATCTTGGCAATTTTCGGCGTGTGTCTCGCAGGTGCCTGCTTGACCCTCTCGCCAGATAACTATTACAGACATTTTATCTCCTGTCTACCGAACACCTGTTCGGTCTGCCTTCTGGTATCTCCTTCGGGCTAGTAAGAGAATTAAAGCACGCTCATTTTACCGTGTCAAGCAGATTTAATGTGATTTACATCACACTCTCGGAAGGGGTAATTAAGTTACCAACCAGTAACATTTACCCCCTAAGTTACTCGGATTTAATCTCGGTAACTTATAGCCGCCTAAGTTACTCGCGGGTAATGTTACTCGTGGGTAGGTTCGGGTGGATAGTCGCTTGCCATAAATACAATTTATATTGTCTCCGATTTAAATTTAAGTTACTGTCGGGTAACTTCTTACTATAAACCTATAGTTTACAGTTAGACATTAGGTCAGTAAGTGTCTAAGTCTATAGATTAGGGTGAGAGTTAGACATTTTGACCCCAGAGTGTTTAAATACGGTCAGGTATATTACTGTACTCTCACCCTAAAAATCTCTGTTATATTAGCCCCCATATATACTCTGAGCAGGACTTTTGCCCAAAGGGCAACTATTTTAAAAATATATCCGAACCTAGTGTTCGGTTTAGGGTAAAACTACTGGTTATCTATATATGTAATATATAATTATATATATAGAGCGAGCATCGCTCTTCGGCTCGCTCGCTTATATAATATATATAGTTATTTATATTTAATATATTATATATATTGCCAGAGTTATGCCGTTATTTTGGGCGCGTTATTGATGTTATATTTACCCTCTCCAGAGGGCGACTGGATGGGATACTATGGGACGCAAAGCAGGTAAGCAAGACATCTCCAAGGTAGAAGCCCAGGAGCGAGTACTGCTCCAACTGGAGCAAGGTCTGACTATTACAGCCGCTATGGCTACCGTCAACCGAAACGACACCACCTTCAGACAATGGGTGATGAACTCCCCTGAGTTTAAGGAACGCTCCGAGAAAGCCCGCCTAGTGGGCAAAGGGGTACGTACCGACCTTAAAGACATTAAAGAGATTTCCTACCCAGACTTCTGCGAGCAGTTCCTAGACTCCCGCCTCTTCTCCCACCAGTTGAACTGGTTGGACTTGATGGAGGGTGTTGAGCCTAGGTGGCAACCAGCAGGTATGACCTACGAGCCAGGTGAGCCTGACCGAGTGTTAATCAACGTACCGCCAGAACACGCCAAGTCCACAACGATTACTACCAACTACGTCACCTACAAAATCGTGACCAACCCCAATATGCGAGTCATCATCGTATCCAAGACTCAGGGTATGGCTCGTAAATTCCTAGGGGCAATTAAGACAAGACTTTCACACCCAGCCTATACCAAACTCCAGGTCGCTTTCGGACCTAATGGTGGTTACAAGGCAGATGCTACCCAATGGTCTGCCGATATGATTTATCTAGGTACGGGACGCGACTCTGGCGAGAAAGACCCTACTGTCCAAGCCCTTGGCTTTGGTTCACAGATTTACGGTGCTCGCGCCGACTTGATTATCCTAGACGATGTTGTGATGAACTCAAATGCCCACGAGTGGGAGAAGCAACTTGAATGGCTTCAGAAGGAAGTTATCACACGTCTGGGGCGGCACGGAAAACTAATTATCGTAGGAACCCGTGTCGCGCCCATTGACCTTTATAAGATGATACGCGACCCAGGGCAATGGTCGGGTGGGGTTTCCCCTTTCACCTACTGTGCTATGCCAGCGGTTTTAGAATTTGATGAGAACCCACTTAACTGGAAAACGTTATGGGCTGAATCAGACCAACAAGAGAATGCAAAGGACGACCCTCTACCAAATGGCAATTTTCCCAAGTGGGATGGACCTTCTCTCTTTAAGCGCCGCTCTCAGGTCTCTCCATCGGTATGGGCTATGGTCTACCAGCAAGAGGATGTCCAAGAAGATTCAATATTCTCACCTACCTGCGTTGCAGGTTCAGTCAATGGAATGCGTAAGCGTGGACCGCTTAAACAAGGGGTAGTAGGTCATCCGAAAAATACTGAAAATCTCTATACTGTTATTGGTCTTGACCCCGCTATGGCTGGGGCTACTGGTGCTGTGGTTGTTTCATACAATCGCACAGACGGAAGAATATACGTTCTAGATTGCATCAATATGACAGAACCTACCCCCGCTAAGATTCAAAGTCTTATTGAGGATTGGGTGGACAAGTACCGTCCACAGGAACTGCGTATTGAAATCAACGCCCATCAGAAGGCTTACGCCCTTGATGACAACTTAAGAAACTTTCTAGCCTCATATGGCTGCCAGTTGAACTCACACTTTACTGGTAAGAATAAGTGGGACACATCCTTCGGTGTTGCATCTATGGCTACCTTGTTCGGCTCAGTCCGAGATGGTCGCTTCCAAGATAACAACATTCTTGAATTGCCTTCCAACGAAGGCTCTGAAGGAATCAAAACTCTAGTTCAAGAACTAATCACTTGGAAACCTGACACGAAGAACCCCACAGACTGCGTTATGGCTCTCTGGTTTGCGGTAATCCGCATCCGAGAACTTATGCAACAGTCAACCAGAGTGGGTCAGTACCAATCAAACCGTTGGGCAACGAGAGCACAAATGTCTTCTCGTGGCTCCATCAATTTAGACACAGCCTTTGCCGACCAATGGGCAGAGCAATACGGATAGGGAAATAAAATGGCAATCAGACCAAAGAAAATAATTTCAAGTCGTGGCGAATCAGGCGTAGGCGCTGGAAGCCGTGGCGCAGGTGGCATCACAGGTAGTGGTGGTAAATGGGTTAACCCAAAATACAAAGAAGTTGGACCATCAGTTACGGTAATTAAACCTGGAACTAAGCCGCTTACAATACCAGACCAAGGTTTTAGCGCTAGAGCGCCACGTAGCCCAGACCAACTTAAGCGTATGGGTCTTTAATTTTTTAACTTCAATCAACCGTTAGGACAACAATGGCATTATCAATGGAGCAGATTTCTGCGCGAGTAGACTCGCTCAAGAATCGCAATCACGAGCGCGATGCTCGCAACCTTGACGTACTTGCTGTCCGTAAAGGAAAAATTGCTGAGGTCTACCCTGACTTCTTCCCCGATGGTGTAGACGCAAACGTAGTAGCAAACTTTATTGACATCGTTGCTCGTGACCTATCAGAAGTTATGGCTCCGCTGCCAGCAGTAAACTGCTCAGCAGCCAACCAAGTTTCTGATAGGGCACGCACCTTCGCTGACAAGCGCACCCGTATTGCCTCTAACTACTTCCAGCACTCAGACCTAGCAGTACATATGTACTCAGGTGCTGACTGGTATATAACCTATGGTTTCGTCCCTTTCATTATTGAATTAGACGAAGAAGCAAAACTGCCACGTATTCGCATAGAAAATCCTATTGGGGCTTACCCAGAGTTTGACCGCTATGGACGTTGTGTGGCATTTGCTAAACGATATATGATGACATTAGGCGAACTTGTCTCCCAGTTTCCTGATTACGAGAGAGAACTACTTGGTGGCTTTGGCTACAAGCAAGACTTAAATACTCAGGTTGAGATGATTCGTTACTATGACAAAGACCAGTCTGTCATATATCTTCCATCAAAGGGCAACTTAGTTTTATCTAGGGCAAACAATCCTCTTGGTAAGATGATGGTTGTTGTCGCACGTAAGCCATCTATTGACGGTGAACTTCGTGGACAGTTTGATGATGTACTTGGTATCCAATTGCTCCGCAACCGCTTTGCGTTGCTTGCAATGGAAGCAGCAGAGAAGTCTGTTCAGGCTCCTATCGTGCTTCCCCAGGATGTTCAAGAACTACAGTTGGGTGGAGATGCGGTTATCCGTACATCAAACCCAGCGGGTGTTCGCCGTGTAGAACTAAACGTTCCAGCGGGTGCGTTCACAGAACAGCAGTTACTAAATCAAGAACTACGAGTTGGTTCACGTTATCCAGAAGGACGTACTGGAAACATTGATGCCTCTATCGTCACAGGACAAGGCGTACAGGCTCTTATGGGTGCATTTGACACCCAAGTTAAATCTGCTCAGGCAATCTTTGCTGCAGCACTTCGTGATGTTATTAGCATATGCTTTGAAGTAGACGAATTAATTTATCCAGAAGAGAAGACCATTCGTGGTGTTGACTCTGGTTCTCCTTACGAAATTACCTACAAGCCAACTAAAGACATTAAGAATGACTACTCAGCGGATGTTCGCTATGGGATGCTCGCAGGACTCAACCCAGCACAGGGTCTTATTTTTATGCTACAGGCTTTGGGTGGCAAGTTAATCTCACGCGATATGGCTATGAGAGAACTTCCATTCACCGTTAACGTTACACAAGAACTTGAAAAAATTGAAATTGAGGATATGCGTGCAGCACTTCTTGGTTCTCTGACCGCAATGACTCAAGCAATACCTCAGATGGCTACACAGGGACAAGACCCATCTGAGATTGTTCGTAATATTGCTGCGGTTATCAAGGCTCGCCAAAAGGGACAGGCGCTGGAGGATGCTATTGAAGCAACCTTCGCACCGCAGCAACCAGTTCCTCCTGCTGGGGCGCAACCTACGGTTGAGCAAACGTCCCCTGCTCCCAATGCTGTTCCAGCAGGAGGCGCTCTTCCAGAGCAACCAGCACAACAGCCAGACATCCAAACAATTCTTTCAAGTCTTACTTCATCAGGTAAGACTGGAGGAAGAGTCGTAACTAGAGGTTAGTAAGGCTGGGGACAATGACAACGATTATAGGAATTGAGTACGAAGACAGTTGCTTTTTGGTTGCAGACAGCCAAACAACTGATGATAGCGGCAAGATTTATACCCACCCGAATGTAAAGAAAATTGCAGAGCGTGGTGCATTTATTGTTGCAGGTTCTGGGGAAGTTCTTCCCTGCGATGTAGCACAACATATTTGGGAGCCACCAACTCCCACCAAGAAAGACCGTCAAGACCTTTATCACTTTATGATTGCAAGGGCTATGCCTTCGCTTCGCAAATGTTTAACCGAGAATGGTTATAACTTTGATGAATCAAAATCTGAAGGACGATTTCAATTTCTTATTGCAGTATGCGGTGAGATATTTGATATTGACCAGGAACTCTGCGTAAGTATGAGTGCCGATGGAATGTATGCAGTAGGTTCTGGTGCAGCATATGCACTAGGTGCGCTGCACGCAGGGGCAGATGCACACGAAGCAATGGAAATTGCAGCAAAGATTACAGCGTTTACCGCTGGTCCGTATTATTCAAAAGTTCAAACTAAACATATTAAGTAGGAGTAACTATGGCTGAAAACAGAGGCGGCTTCCGCCCAACGGCTCCGCAGAATAATCCTGCTAATGTTTCAGGTACAGGCGGAGCAGGTCAGTCTGGTACACAGCCAGCACGTTACATTTCTGGTATGGCATATGGCGAAGGTCAAGCAACAATGGCACAGCAGCAATCAGCACCTATGGCTGGCTCACCTACTGCACCCATTCTGCCAGCAACTACACCATTGTTTGCACCAACTGAGCGACCAGATGAACCGATTACCTCAGGTATGGACTTTGGCGATGGACCAGGAAGCGAAGCACTTAACCTTCCCCGTGAACGTTCATTATCTGAAATTCTTGCATCTATGATTGATGTTGACCCAACTGGAGAAGTACAAGACCTTTATAACTTTGTAGCATCACGAGGTCTTTAATGGCTGACCCAAAAAAACCTTTAATTACTATTGCGGAAACTTCGCCAGGAGTTGCTACCGCAGCGGCTCAAAATGGACTTCAGAAAAACGAAGTAAGTCAAATTGCTGCGCTAGTTCAACTTCGCAACATTCATAATGAACTTACTGCCCTGCCACAAAACGATGCTTACAAAAAGTATCAGGCTTATGATAAGCAAACACGCGGAGCGCTTGCTTCTATGTTTGACCCTAAGTATATCCAGGAAGACAAAGGGTTTTTTAACAACGTTCTGAACTCGTTTAAGAGCGCCGTTTATTATGGTGGTGGAACGACTAAAAAATTATCATTAGACGACACAAGCAGTTTGATTGAAGCCGCAGGTCGCGGAATTTCTAGTGGTTTAAAAACCGTTGGCAGAGAAATTGCAGATAGTGATATTGGTCAATCTGTATCATCAGCCGTTGGTAAAGGGCTAGATGTTCTAGTTCGTCCACAAAATAAACTTGTAAAGCAGCCTTATACCGCCGCACGAATTGCTGAAGATAATGGTGGCAATCCTTATTCAGTATTTGCCCAAGCCATTGGCGAAGGATTTAAAGAACTTATGCCTGGTGGCAAGGATGCAGTTCCAGGAGATGCTGACTCAGCCTTTAAAGAATATTGGGCTAAGGCTTCAAACCCTAGTAATGTTTTTGACGAGAAGGCAGTACGTGAGTTTAACTCTGAATTAACTCCTGCTGCATCATATCTTGGTCGCTTACTTGCATCTAAGCAAGATTTGGTTGAGAACTTTGAGCAATTCCAAAATAATCCTGGAGTAATGGACTTGGTTGACCGCTACATAAGCGGAGAACCTGAGGCTCTTAAAGAAATTTCTTACGCAGTTGCTAGATTTGAGAAATCTAAGATTAGTCCAGGACGTGACTATGCTCGCACAATCGTAGGCTTGTTGCCCCACGAAGCAGAAAAAGCAGTTCTTGGAGACGGAAAAGCACAGGCTTACTTTACTTTTCTATCTGGTCCAACAGATTTTGGCGTAACATTTGGTCTTGACCCAACAATTATTGCTGGTAAAGTCCGCCGTGGAGTTGAAGTAGCAAAATATGGATTTTTTAAATTAGGCGAAGGAACAATCTCAATAGAGAAAGCATTCTCTCGCCAACCAGTCCGTGATTATTGGAATGAGGCTGGAAAACTTGTTGAGCGTTACCGCAATGGTGATTTAAAAACTCAGGCTTTAGCGATTAACCGACTACAAGACCGCTTTCCAGAAATTAATATCAACGTTGTTGAAGATTTAGCCAAGGCAGATGTACGCAACGCAGACGATGCGCTTGCTTTTTTTGACAATGGTGAGCGTTTTGTAAATATGATGTCTGGCAAAGTAGGTTTTGCTGGCAAAGATACACTTATTCCACGTATGACATTTTCTCGTGGCGTAGCCGCTAACGTAAAAGACTCAGTAACAAAGGCGCTTGGCACAGACCGCTTAAGCCAACTCAAGGTTGCAGATACAAAAGAAGATTTTATTGCACAATTCTCTGACTCTCCAGATGTGTGGGCAAAAAAGATTGGTCTTGAAAAGACTGGCTTGATTTACACAGCCAAAGACAAGTCAATAGCAGCCAAAATTGACAGGGCTGTCAGACAGTTCTCAATCGCTCCTACTGCAGACCGAGTTATCAGCATTGCTGATGGTTCAAGCGCAAACCAAATTTATCGCCTAGTGCGAACAGTTCTTGACAAGACATCTGCTGGTGCATTCCGCGCTGCTTGGCTTAAGGCTGATGAAGGCGAACGTCTACTTATGTATAAGGGTTTACTTAAAACTCTTGGCGTTGGTATGGGTCTTAACCTATCCAACGAAGGTCGCTTAGCGCTTTCTAAAATTGATGAGATGTCTACAGAAATTTACTCTGTTAGCCAAAGCGCACTTGACATTGGCGACTTAGCGGACGTACTAAAGACTGTAAAGTATGGCTCATCTGTAGGCGCTCCATCTGGTGTTCGCAAGAAAGTGCAAGAGGCTATCTCTTCAACTTCTGCAGAAGGCAAGGCTGGTCGTCTTCTAGCCTCCATAAACGGACGAATCTCAGAGTACGCAACTCGCATTAAAGCACTTAAGACTGACAGAAAAGATGCCATCTCCTTAGGTGATTTAGACCGCGCAGATGCTATTGCTGATGAAATTAAAATTGTTGGAGCAAAACTTGGCGCAGAAATGAAAGCCAAAAAGACTCTTAAGCAAAGATTTGAAAAAACTCCTGAAGAAGATTTAATAGACGATTTAGATGAAATAGATGAAATTGATATTGGTCTTGACCGTTTTAATGCTGGTCAGACTAAAGATGGTACTCCGCGTGCTATCCGTCAGTATCAACTAAATGACTACCGCTCACTTCCAGATTTTGCAGAATGGCGTGAGATTGCTCAGCGTGGTGGCGTATTCACCGAACTATTTGGTCGTGCTACTAACAACCATTACAGCAAGATGATTGCCGATGGCTGGTCATTCTTAAACCTTTATCCACG